AGGATATGTAAAGGGCAAGGTGTTTCAGGCAGTCAAATATTTTTAATGGCTATTGGCATTGTTGGATTTATAGCTTTCCAATTTGAATGGTTAGTATTTTAGCAAAGGAGAATGAGCATGACGGAGAATGAAGCAAAAGGAGTGATTCCATATATGGAAAATAGTACACATACGGAAACTTGTGAAAAATGCTTATACATAAAGTCGCAATGTAAATGCAAAAAATCAGAAATCAACGCAGGTTGCATTGGTATAAACGAAGCCCAAGAATATTTACTAAACAGATATTTGGTGGTAGGTAGTCCAGTAAATCCACCAAAAGAAGAGTGCGAAAAGCACAATGCAGTTTTAGATATGGCAATCCAAGCCCTTGAAGAAATTCAATAGTACAGAGCAATCGGAACTGTTGATTTGTTTTCAACGGATAGAAGAATCGCAAATCTTGAAAAACAGATTACGGCGCTAGAAAAGACTATGGAAGGTTTTAAGTAAGGTGGTGCGGAATGAGCAAACTAACAGAAGCAATGAAAGTAATAAAAGAAGAATGCGAAAAACATATAATGTGTAGGCATTGTGCTTTGTATGGTGATGAAGGATGTATTGTAGAACCGTGTCCGTCAAATTGGAAGATAAATGAAGATATGGCTTTGCCAAGTGACGAGGAAGTAGAGGTGTAAGATGACTCCATTAGAAATGGCTTTGAAAAACCGAAACAGATGTAACGATACAACAAAAATTGATGGTGTGTTGTATTGTAACAAAAGCGGTAAAATCATACTTCCTATGTTTACGAAAAATGGAGAAAATGAGGTGTGCGACATAAAGAAGTGTCGCAACAGAAAGTAGGTGTAACATGCAGGAATTTATAGATAAGTTGATTGCAAGGTTGGAGGAAAAGCGAAACGAAAAATATATAAATGGTGTTTCCAAATTTCCTTCAAGAGAGCAGAAAGTGTTTGATATTGCTGAAACAATCGTCAACCAACTTGCAGAGGAATATAACAATGGGTGGATTCCTTGCAGTGAAACGTTACCCAAAGAAGAAGGTATCTATTGGGTGACAAGAGCAAACGGAGAAGTTGACAAAGAAGCGTTTCAGATTTGGGCTAATGGTGGAAGTTTTAGAAGTGATTTTCAATTGCCGGACGAAAAGGTTATTGCATGGATGCCACTACCTGCACAATATCAGCCGAAGGGGGAATAGGGATGAAAGCAAATGAAATTACAGTTGAAGTGAAGGCAAAATTGGAAGTGTCAAGAAGTACTGCTGAAGCCTGCTTGAAGTTGGTTGAAGTATATGCGAATGAACATCCTGAAGTGATGGTGATGGGCGAAAGAAACGAAGATGGCACACATAGATTTGAAATCATAGATAAAGAGAAAGTATAGCATGAAAGAAGATAAACAAAAATAAAAATTATTATGCTATCATTTATAGTGAACGAAGGTTCAAAGTTCTCCCTAGACACAAATACACACAAAAAGACACTGTCAATCGGCAGTGTCTTTTTGTGTGTATAGAAAGGCAGGTGATGCAATATGGCAAATGAACAGAATTTAATACCATTCACAAGTGAGCAAAGCCGAGAAGAAGCCAAGATGAATGGAAGAAAAGGTGGTATTGCATCCGGCAAGGCAAGAAGGGAAAAGAAAGCCTTCAGGGAAACCTTAGAAGCAATACTTTTGTTATCAATGGAGAATGGCGAAGGGAAAGATATTGATGACATCCAAAGCTTCGCAGAACTGAATGGGCAGAACATATCAGTGCAGGAAGCAATCCTGATTGCCCAGGTGAAGAAAGCAATGGATGGTGACACCAAGGCTGCGGAATATGTAAGGGATAGCATTGGGCAGAAGCCTTCAGATAAGCTTCAGCTTGATACAGGCATAGAAATGACGGAAAAACTGAAGGAAGTAGAAGCCTATGTCAAAGGGCGAGTGAGTGATGGATAAAGAAGCGAAACAGTGGCTTGACCTTATTGCGGAAGAACCTTACAAAATAGGGCAGTGGTTAGGCTTTGAAGATTTGACGGAACTGCACAATGATTGGCTGAAGTTGATGATGTATTCAGAAGATGATGAAACATTGCTTGCGCACAGAGGTAGTTTCAAAACAACATGCCTGTCTATTGCAATAGCATTGCTTATGATTATCTTCCCCAACCTTATCATCATATTCATCCGAAAAACTGATGATGATGTGAAGGAAGTGATTCAACAGGTTGCCAAGATACTGAAAAGCGATCTTGTGAAGATGATTGTAAGCAAGATATATGGGATGGAATTGCAGTTGGTTGAAGAATCAGCCTTCCGAATAACAACCAATCTGATGACAAGCACAAAGGGTGCAAGTCAGCTTCTTGGATTGGGTGTTAAGACATCAATGACCGGTAAACATGCAGACTTGGTGATAACAGATGATATTGTAAACCTTAAGGACAGAATATCCAAGGCAGAAAGGGATTTGATAAAGACTGCATACATGGAATTGCAGAATATCAAAAACAGGGGTGGAAGAATCCTGAACACCGGAACACCTTGGCACAAAGAAGATGCGATCACAGACATGCCAAACAAGCATGTGTTTGATTGCTACAATACAGGATTGATTTCAAGGGAGAAGTTGGAACAGATAAGAAGTTCAATGACAGCTTCCTTGTTTGCTGCGAACTATGAAATGAAACACATTGCAGATGCGGATGCACTGTTCGGCAATCCTTCATTCACAGACAATGCAAGCCTTATTTATGACGGAATAGCACACATTGATGCAGCTTATGGTGGTGAGGACTTCACAGCCTTCACAATCATGAAGGAAAGGGATGGCAAATTGATTGCATTCGGCAAGATATGGGCAAAGCATGTTGATGATTGCCTGGATGAAATCCTTCAGTTCTGTGATTTCTATAAAGCAGGCACCATTTACTGTGAGAATAACGCAGATAAAGGCTATCTGAAGAAGGAAATCAGGAACCGGGGCAGATATGCAAGTGATTATCATGAAGATACCAACAAATATATCAAGATATCAACCTTCCTGAAGAAGCATTGGAAGAATATCTTGTTCCTGGAAGAAAGTGACCCGGACTATATCAACCAAATACTAGACTACACAGAGAATGCAGAACATGATGATGCACCTGATAGCTGTGCAAGCCTAGTGCGGAAGATTAGGGGCAAGAATAGAATACTCATGTAACAACGTAGAAGGGGCATACAGCCCTTTTTATTTGCGTTATAGGGAAATATTCAGATGAAGCAATAAAGCCCTTAAATGGGGCAAATAGAAAGGTGGTTAAAATGCTAAAAATTGAGGAAATACAACAGTTTATCACAGAAGATTCGACATCAGAAAAGAAGATACTTGCAAGGAAAGGTCAAGACTACTATGAAGGGAATCATGACATCAAGAAATATAGGATGTTTTACTTCAATACAGATGGCGAATTGGTAGAAGATGAATACAGAGCAAACAGCCGGATATCACATCCATTCTTCACAGAGTTAGTGGACCAGGCTGTGCAGTATATGCTTTCGGGGCAGGATGGATTCATCCGGTCAGACATTCCTGAATTGCAGACTGAATTGGATGCTTACTTCAATGACAATGAGGATTTCACAGCAGAACTGACTGAAGTGCTGACAGGATGCCAGGCAAAGGGCTTTGATTTCATGTTTGCCTATAAGGATGCAGACAACAGAACAAGGTTCCAATGGGCAGATGCCATTGGTGTTGTTGAGGTTAGAGCAAAGGACACTGATGCCAATGCTGAACATGTGATTTATTGGTATGTTGACCGAATCGAGAAGGGGCAGAAGTTAATCAAACGCATCCAGGTGTGGGATTCGGAAAATGTTTATTACTATGTACAAGATGATGATGGACAGATCAAGAAAGATGAATCAGTGGACATCAATCCAAGACCGCATACATTGTATAAAAAAGAAGGGGATGATTCCAAGACTTACTATGAAGGCTTTGGGTTCATTCCTTTCTTCCGTTTAGACAACAACAAGAAACAGTTTAGTTCCTTGAAAACCATTAAGGACCTGATTGATGATTATGACCTTCATGCATCATCACTGACAAATAACTTGGTTGACTTTGACACACCTATTTATGTTGTGAAAGGTTTTGAGGGTGACAATTTAGACCAATTGCAATTGAATTTAAAGACCAAGAAGTTGATTGGCATGGAATCTACCGATTCAGGCGCAGGCTTGGACATTAAAACAGTAGATGTTCCATACCAGGCAAGACAGGTCAAGTTGGATTTGGATGAAAAGAACATTTACCGGTTCGGTATGGGATTGAATACAGCCGGACTTAAGGACACCAATGCAACAACGAATGTGGCAATCAAAGCTGCATATTCATTGCTTGACCTTAAGTGTTCCAAGTTGGAAATCAGACTGAAGCAGTTCCTAAGAAAGCTTATCAAGGTTGTTCTTCAGGAAATCAATCAGATGAACAAGACCGATTATCAGATGAAGGATGTCTATTTCAACTTTGAGCATGAAATCATGTCAAATGCACAGGAGAATGCACAGATTGAGTTGACACAGGCACAGCGCAAGCAGGCAGAAATCAACACACTTCTTGCCTTAGCAGCACATCTTGACAATGAAACATTGATGCAGCTTATCTGCGAACAGCTTGATTTGGACTATGACGATATCAAGGACAAGCTTCCTGATCCTGAAGAAGCTGAAACGGTTGTGACCGAAGCACAGGGTGCATTGGACAATATTCCTTTAGAGGATGAACAGTAAATGAAGAAGTATGAAAAAGAAGTGGTGCAATCAGAACTGAATAATGAAAAGGCAGTGCTGAAGAATCTGAAAAGAGCCTACCAGGAAGCCCTTTTTGAAGTTGATGATAAGATTGCACAGCTTCTTGGAAGGTCTGATGCAGATCAGCAACATGTCATCTACCAAGTGGAATATCAAAGGGCATTGAAGAAGCAAATCAATGGCATCCTGGATGCCCTTCACACCAAGGAATTTGAAACAATATCTGAATATCTGTCACAGACATATGACGAAGGATTCATTGGCACTCTTTACACCATGCAGGCGCAAGGGGTGCCATTAGCATTTCCTATCAATCAGGAATTGGTTGTGTCAGCGATTCAGCATGAAACAATGCTGACAAGTAGCCTGTACACTGAATTGGGACTGTCAATTCAGACATTGAAGAAGGAAATTGCATCAGAAATCAGCCGGGGCATGGTTAGTTCCCTACCCTATAAGGAAATAGCAAGGAATGTGGCAAATAGGTCCAACATTCCAATGAATAAGGCAATGACGATTGCAAGAACCGAAGGACACCGAATCAGGGAAACAGCAGCAGACCACACCAGGACAAGGGCAAGGCAAGCCGGTGCTGATGTGATTGACTTTTGGGATGCTGCACTTGATGGCAAGACAAGAACCACACACAGGATGCTTGATGGACAGCGCAGAAATAAGAAGGGATATTTTGAAGCCAATGGCAAAAAGGCAAGATATCCCGGTGACTTTGGTGACCCTGCGGAAGATGTCAATTGCAGGTGTAGGGTGAGATCAGAAGCAAGTTGGGCATTGGATGATAATGACACTAAGATGCTTGGCAATGTTTCCAAGATGTCTGATGAAGAAAAGCAGGAGATTGCAGACAAGCTTGGCATTCCTGTTGGGGATTTAGAGCAGTACAGTGGGCAGATAGTACCAATCAAAGCGAAGAACTATGATGACTTCAAGCAGCAATACAGCAAGCTTTGGAGATATGATGACAAGGGTCCAAAGCAATTGAAGATAGAGTTCCCGGAAGATGTGTACAAGGTCAAGGGATTCACACCATCTGTCAAAAAACAATTCGATACAGCCTTGAAAAAGTTGGAAGGTGAATATAATATACAATTGAACAGCATTGTTGTAGAACCGGCAGGCAAAAGTGATATATTTGTCACCGGATATCATGATGGTGTTGTTGATATGGTTGTAAATGAAAATGCTGACTTTGATAGAATCATTGCAAGAATGGAAGCAAGATATATGTCAGGGTATTTTGCAGGAAGGACCATGGAAGATTATGTGGCGCATGAAATGGCGCATGTAATGGTCTACCAGGACTGCAAAACTGATGCAGAATGCATTGCAAGGGGAAAACAACTTGATGCACTGCTTCCACACTTAAAAGGGATATCAAGGTATGCAGATAAAATGCAATCAGGTGATGAAGCTTTGGCTGAAGCATTCGTAAGGGTAAGAAATGGCGAAGAAGTTCAGCCGATTGTTAAGGTACTAGTAGATTTGTATTTTGGAAAGTGGAAAAAATGAGTTTAAGTTTGCCAAAGTGTGACTTTTGTCAACACTACCATGATGAAAGAACAGATAAAATGTGCTGTGATGCCTTCCCTGAAGGGATTCCTTTGGATGTAATGACACAAGATGAAGATGTCGAGTGTGCGGATGGCATCAAGTATGAAGAAAACTAAATATTAAGCAATTAAGCATCCTTAACAGGGTGCTTTTTTAGTGCAAAAAACAGATATTAAGGGCATTTATTGTGGGGCGCAATTGAAAATCAGCGCAGAAGCCACAGTGATGCCCTTTTAATATGCATTTTTTAAGAAAGAGAGGAAAAAAACATGGATATTTCACAGATGGGAACAGTTCTTGCAATTGTAGTCATTGCTTACCTGGTAGGACTTGCAGCCAAGATGATTCCGAAGGTGCCTGATAAGGCAATCCCGGTGATTGTTGGTGTGACAGGTGGAATCCTTGGTGTGATCGGCATGTATGTGATGCCTGACTTCCCTGCAAACAACATCATTGATGCAATTGCAGTTGGTATTGTGTCCGGCTTGGCATCTACCGGTGTGAATCAGGTTTATAAGCAGCTTACGAAGGAGTAACCAATGGAAAGAATAAAAGGAATTGATGTTTCCAAATGGCAGGGGAAGATTGATTGGAAGAAGGTTGCAGAATCCGGAATCAAATTTGTCTTTGTTCGTGTTGGAAACAGGGGGTTGACAAGCGGAAAGATTTCCGAGGACCCATATTGGAAGCAGAACATTGAAGGTGCTTTGGCAGTAGGGCTTGATGTGGGCGCATACATCTATTGCACTTCTATCAATGAGGTAGAAGCCACAGAAGAAGCCATTTTCATTTTGGAAAGAATTGCACCATACAAAATCACAATGCCTGTTGTATTCGATTATGAAGGCATCAGTAATCACAACAATCGCAATTATGGCATGAGTATGGCACAGATCACTGCACTATATCATGTGTTTGCTGAATTAGTCGAAAAAAGCGGATATTCAAGCCTTATGTATGGAAGCAAGGCTTACCTTCCGAAGAAGTTTGATTTGGCAAATACTGATGATTTGCTGTGGGTTGCAAGGTATGCCGGGAAAACTTCAGTCTTGGATGACGAAAAGTATTTCCCACATATCAGTGGATATGATGACAGAATTGCCATTTGGCAGTATGCAAACAATGGCACAGTGCCAGGCATCAATGCAAAGGTTGACCTGAACTACATGTATATTGATGTTCGCAAGGAAAAACCAAAACAGGAAGAAGAAAGGGAGCAGGAAGAAATGAATATCACCCAGGAAGTAAAGGCATATTCAAAGGCGAAGGATGGCACCAAGAAACTGTCAGCGAATTTCAAGGTGAAGGAGTTTGCCTGCAATGATGGAAGTGACCCAATCTTCATTGCACCGGCATTGGTTGAGATTTTGCAGAAAATCAGAAGCCATTTTGGAAAAGCAGTCAACATCAACAGTGCATATCGCACACCGACTTACAACAAGAAGGTGGGCGGTGCTACTTATTCACAGCATCTATATGGAAAGGCTGCGGACATTCGCATCACCGGTGTGAAGCCAAAGGATGTGGCAGCATATGTTGAAAAGCTGATGCCCAATAGTGGTGGCATTGGCATCTATTCCAATTTCACGCATGTGGACATAAGGGAAACCAAATCCCGGTGGAATGGATAAAACT